GAAGAGAGTCAACTACTTCAGTGAATAGTCTGACTTTTTCTGTTGTGTCATTGAAAGTATCATCAACAAAAGAATATTTGGTAACACCAAACATCTCATAATTTCTTAAAAGTTGGTCTCTGAAACTTTCTTTTGTTTTAGTATATGCCGCAACCGATTTCATTCCTATCAGAGGGAAAGAACAAAACTTACATTTAAATCTACACCCCCTTGAACATTCTATTGCAAGTATTTCATTGGGCGTCACAAAGTTTTCAGGTTGCATTTCCATCGTTGCAACAGAAAAATCATAGCCGGTGTGGTCAGCATGTGCTTTTGTGTCGTGATTGATAACTTTGTTTAATATTCTTTCACCCTTTACTATATCAATAATCTGTGTTTCAGAATAGCCAACAAAGATGTGTTCTATTTTATCAAGGGGTAGCATATCTCTTACTTGGCTTGCTTTACTTCCCCCAAAGATTACTTTGATTCCTTTTGCAAGGATGTGGTCAACCATCTCAGGAAGTTTTCCTTCCTTAATATAATGCCCTAACACAAAGTTTTCAGCAACATTAGGATCATTGAATGTTACTCCACTCAATTCTCCTGTTTCGCTAGGTAAACCCACCATTGCCCAAGTAATAGAGAAACCAACATACATTGTGTTTGGACCTGAGAATTTATCAATTGCTTGTTTAAATTCTTCCATGGTCCAATGTTCAATAAAGTCTAGGACAAGTGCAGAATATCCATGTCTTCGCAATTCAGTTGCTAGTAGATGTGGACCAGCGCCGCGTTGTTTCACAGTCAACTCCGATTGACTGTTAATAAAGATCATATCATACTTCATAATAGTAAGTACTCACTCGCATATGATGCGCTGGGTTGTTTTTTTTCAAACTTTTATGTTTTCAAAATTGCCTAAGCGACTACCAAATGCTCCTTTATCAAAAGCTGGGCCATCATCTTGCCCCGAGTCAGTGATGCCTTGTTGCGCAGACTCGTCCAAGTCATACAGTCGCATTTTGCCTCGATCAATTCCTACCATGAATCGCTTGTTGACAGTAGGATCACTGTATCGATTCTTCAACTGCTTCACCATCAACTGACCCATCTGCTCCAACTCCTCAGTGCTAATCAACGCAAACATCAAGTCAGCAGTAGCAGGAAGACCAAACGATTCGGATGTGTCTGTCAGCTCCACATCGCTGTTAGCATAGCCACTCCTAGTTGTTTGTGTTGCAGACACAATAGGGACATCAGATTCAACAGCAAGCCCTCGAAGCTCCTCTGCTATAGACTTGATAATTGTATATGAGTTAGCCGCGGACCCTGGTCTGAATCTACTTGAAGAGCAGATGTTAAGATAGTCAATGAAAATAATATCAGGGCGAAAACTTTTTTTAAGTTTAAGTTCGTTCAATAGTGCTTTGAAGTGTCCTGCATGTGCCGATGCAGTAGGATATTCCTTGATGATTAATCTTCCCTGAATCTTTTCATTGATCTTGCCAATACGATTCTCGAACATTTTCTTAGGCATGTCCTTCAAATCTTGAATCGGAACATTCATCATGTTAGCGTCAATTCTCTCAGCGATTCTTTCCTCTGCCATCTCAAGTGTGATGTACAGAACATTCTTCCCTGATGAAATTGCAGCCGAAGCCATATGACACATGAACAAAGACTTACCTACACCAGTACCTGCGAGGGCAATGTTCAGTGTCTTGTTTGCCAGACCGCCTTCAGTGATTTTGTTGAAGTATTCCAAGTCAAAAGGAACCTTCTCTTCAAGTCGATGATAGAATTCATACCGCTTATCTGCATTTTCAATATAGTCGTGACCGACATTATTATCAAAGCCTACTGCAAGCGCATCAGACAAAAGAGAAGGCAATGCATCAGGGCCTATCTCCTTGTTGCTACCATCAATGATCTGAATACTTTCCATAATAGCATTGTAGATTGCCTTGTCCTTACAATACTTTTCAGTCTCATCTAACAGCCAAGCCTCATCAGTGTTGTCTTCAGGATTCATCCCATTGATATTAGACTCACACTTGAGATACAAATCTTCAGTGACAGACCTATCTTCTTGCAGTGCAATAAGCAAGGCACTCTTTGTAGGAGTGCCATTGTACTTATCAACATAAGTTTTAATCGTCTGAAAAACTTTTCTATCTTCAGCTTCAGAAAAATAATCCTCACGCATGAAAGGAATAACTTTTCTGATATAGCGTTCGTTGTTAATCAAGTTCGTTAAAATTTGTGTCTCTATTCTCACTCATCCATTCCCGTTTTATTTCTTCAACACACGATTCACATAGGTAAACTTCTTCATCACCGCTATTAAAACACATAGCGGCGTCATCGTCAAGTATTTTAACTTCGCAACGGTCACAGTTCATAATTCAGCTTTTCGGGATACCACCTAGTCCATTCTGTTTTCGTATATTCACTTGGCTCATAGTCATAAGTGAAACTCATTTGAAGTTCAGTTGGTTCCTGCGCAACAGGGACAGTCTCCGTCGGCTCATCAAATACACCGACTGTAATGCAGTCTTCAAAAGTTTGGAACAAACGCTCGAACCGCATTTCATACAACTCCTTCACACCAATCAACATGTTAGCAATGCGATCTGAATAATCAGCAGGCATGTCAGAAAACCTAGGGCTATCTAAAATCGCCTCCGTTAACATTTCAACATCAGATGTAACATTCCAACACTCCATGATGTGTTGCTCTAAATCAAATCTATCCTTCATTTTCAGTTTCTCCATATGCCTGAGCGATATCCTCTTCAGAAATTTCATCTGAAATAATATCTCCACCAGAAATTAAGTATCGTTTTTCAATCCAAGTACTAAATGTAGTGTCAGTCAGAATAGGCAACCAGAATTCTTTGCAGTAAGTATCTTTAGTGCGATACTTCTTACTGTCTTCACCATTAGCAACAACTTGATACCAACCGTTACTAGGCTTGACAACATGACCTGACTCTAATGCCATATCAAGTAGCCCTGACCACTTGCTGATACCACCATCAAATTTCACCTCAACAGGGATCTTTGATTTCTCTCTGACGAACCTAGACTTCTCAACATTGATGATGAAGTTATAACCTACGATATCAGAGCCTTGCTTTTCTTGCTGTCTGCCAATGATGAAAATATTATCAGCAGAATAGTAGATGCCTGTACCACCTGATACGATGTCCTTAGGGAACATACCAATCTCTTTATAGGTGTGATTGATTACTACAGCAGGAATGTCCTTGATAGTCAGATGAGGAGTAATCATTCGGAACAAAGACTTCATCTGTTTTGCCCGAGTCATATCTGCAACTGACTTGCCTTCTAGCGCATCGTCAACCTCTTTCTTAGATGCCAAGTTACCAACAGAATCGATAACAACAATCACATGATCGCCGCGCTCAAGCCCATTCAACTGTGACATTACATCGTGCTTTAGTTGCTCAATATCAGTAATAGGAGTGTGTATAACCCTATCTGTATCGATGCCGAAACTATCGAAGTAACCTTGAGGCGCACCAAACTCTGAATCATAAAAGAGAACGACTGCATCATCATATTTGTCCATATAAGATTTAGCAAGCAACATTGCGAATGCTGTTTTGAAGTGTTTAGAAGGACCTGCGAATACTGTCAGTCCAGGTGTCAGTCCTCCGTCAAGCCTACCGCTCAATGCAACATTGAGTGCAGGGACAGAAGTTTGAATCAAATCTTTCGTGTTGAAAAATTTAGAATCTGTTAGAACGCTCGACTCCTTAATAGTCGAGTTCTTTTTTAATTTTTCAAGTATACTCATTTATCTTCCTCCTTAACGAAGACGCCGTCTACCATTTTACCTTTGCGATCTTTAATGTCATTATACGCTACAGATAGGCAATCTGTCAATGACAGTTTGTTCCGTTCTGCAATATTAATTAGAACAACTATACAGTCGCCTATATCATCAGCTACGGATTTTCCTTTGCATACATTGTCGCTCAGTTCACCTACCTCTTGGATCAATTTACAGACTTGATCTTTGTCTGTAGCTCCTTCGATAAGATTTCTATCATGGTGCCAGCTAACAATTCTTTGTTCATATTCTTGTAGTGTCATCTCTCAGCCTTTTTCTTAAATCAATACTTTCATCTTTCAGTTTTGCAAATGGTATGTACCCGAGTGCAAGTTTCTTGTCTGACAGATCATACGATAATTTATGTCTGTCAATAAATGCTTGTGCCATGAGTGCAAACTTATCACTGACAATGCTGTCCTTTCCTAACCAACAAAAGAAGTTAGGTCTAGCTAATGTCTGAGGCTCTATTGTTCCTTTAGGATCATTTGCTATGACTGCTTCAGCGAAATGTCTTGCTACATGAGGATACATGACATACAAGTAACCGTACGTTCTATCTACCGTAAAGTAATCGTAGTCAGAGTCTTCTAACTCCATAGCAGAATTACCATTTCTGTATCCCCATCTCGGAGGATAATTGTTCTGCTCTCGCTCATAGTAATGAATCAAGTCATTCAATTCTGCATACCTTCTATCGTCTGATCGGTGATCGACTGTAAGTTCATGCACATCATTTATAGTACTATAATTAATACCTAATTGCAAGCACAATGTTTTTATCTGGTCGCCTAGGTTCGACAGTGCGGGTATATTGTCCTCGTAATATTCTTCAGACTCTTCTAAGTGATGCCCGAGAAATTCTACATACCTTTCTGCAAAACTATTGTTTATAGTTTCCCACTGTATGCCTTTCAAGAACAGTATCATGAAAACAAATCTTCGAGCGTTGCAACAGGACGAGTGTTCCAATTGATTGTTTCTGCCAGCTTCTTCAGAGGATCGATGAAAGCCTTTTCAAAGATTAGTTCATAGTCTACATAGCGATGCGCATCAAACTCCGGGGGGAGCTTTGCATTGAAAGCCAGACAGTTCTCGCCTATGTGATTAGGTTCTTTGAGATACAGAAATTTAATTTTATCTCCGTCTTTGATCGGCTCATACTTATTATGTAATCGCTTTTCTTTTAGC